CGACCTTTTCCTGCGGGGTGAGCAGACCAAGCGACTTGCCGGCGAAATAGGGCCAGACATAGGCCTCTTCCGCAGAACCCTGGTCGAGATGGACGAAGCCGGTCGAGAGGATGTCGAGCAGGATTGCGAGGATTTCGATACCGTCGCTGTCGCCCGAAACCGCCTTCAGGGCGTCGATCGGGTCCTGGTCGGGATCTTGCAGCGGAACGCTCGTCTGGTCCGGGCCCGGATTCATCAGCGGCTTGAGCTTCGAGATGTCACCTTCGAAGTAGATATCGAAGTCTCTTGAGGCCATTCCGTGATCCCAGTCACGGGGTGCGCCTCCAGCGATGAATGCATTTATCTCGCACGTATCCCATATCTGTTGTAGCAACTCAGTTGCAGCTACAATTTCGCGTGAGACTGTTACGTTGATGTTGTTGACCATGGTGGTCTCCTTTTGTTGTACTCGTCTGTTAGACTCATGTGTTAGACGAGTGGGTTTGCATTAGACACACAAAATGTCTAACGCTTGGGAAAAGAACTCTCGTAAACAGGCAAGTTTACTACAGAGTGTCATTTTTTATGGCACCTTGTCACTTTTTATGACACTTGGTTAGCCTCTCGCCAGCGATTTACTAGTTTCTGCAATGCTCTGTGCAGTATTTCGCTTTCAAGAAGGTCAAATTCAGCAGCTTTATAGCCAGCGTCTAGCCAGTCGCTATATTGTCGCTCAGTAAAGTTTACAGAAAACTCTTCTGTAGCAGACTCTAAAGCATCATCTAGCTTTTCTACTAAGCTATTAGCTTCTTGCTCAATGTTAATGTCCATTCATGCTCCTGTTGTTCTCATTGATTGCTTTCTATCTTCTTGTGATTGTTTATCGTCCCAATCAGCAAGGATAGTTTGAGCAGCCGGATGATGTGACCCTGGACCTTGAAGGTACTCTAAGTATTCTTCACGATCTATGTGGTCAGGACACTCATCGACATACAAATGATGAGTGATTGCATCCTCGAAAACAAGATTGTTTCGCTCTCGCAATTCAACCTCGCCCATCTGAATGATTCTAGAGATATCATCAGATGTCATTGAAGTGAAGTCTATTGGCATATAACCTCCTATCTGCCAGTGCCTTGTCGGCGTAACATTTCGTCCTCAACATGTCGCATTTCTACGATACTGTCAGAGTACGCGAGAGTATTCATGTCATCGTAATGCTTGTTAGCATCCTGTAGAAGACAAGAATAGGTTGCTTTAAGGACATCTAATGGGATGTCCCTATAGCGTTGTGTAACGACCTCAACCATCACAAGGTTCCATGCTGAAGTATACATAGCCTTCAACATCAATATGAGGTACATTAGGCCTAACAGGTTGTTTACCTGTATAAGTAAATGTGCAATCCATCTCAAGTTTATCGTTCATGTCTTGGATGAATTCTGCATTGTCTGCCATAAACATCATGACAGCTGCAACAGCTAGAATCGCCATTCGTCAATCTCCTCTTCGATATGGTCCCAGAATTCAGCAATCTTAATTCCAATGTAGACTGCTAGGAAGCTTACAGATAGCACTCCGCAGAGTACTATAAGAAAGCTAAGAAGTGGTGTGTTGTTTATTAGCACTTTGGAAACTCCCTTCTCATTTGTTTCCACAAAGCTTCATCTTGAGCATTTTGTTGCTCTCGCTTTGCAGCTTGACGTATGACATGATTGCCTACGTTTTCTTCAATTCTAATGGCATTGCGCCGATTAGAAAATGCTTCAGCCTCGCTTTTAGCTTGCTGAGTACACAGTCCATACCACATGAGATACCTCCTTTGTGGTGGGTTAGAGCAGGATTGCTCATAAAAAAAAAAGGGAAGCGCCCCACCCGAAGGCAGGGCGCACCAAGGTTAGGCGAAGGAGCCAGCAGCAGGAGCCACAGACCCCGGAGCCGCCACAGGCTCAAGCGAGACCCCACAGAAGAAGCCCGAAGCGGGACGAGACCCGAACAGAGCAACCACAGGGAACACACGAGAACCCGCAACACCAGCGGAAGAGACCGCCTCGCGAAGCGCAGCGGGAACAACCCCACCAAACGCCGCCGCACGACAGACCAAAGGCCGCGCCCGACCCCCGAACCAGACCACGAAGTCACCGGAGCCGGGGAGCAGCTCAGACGACACCGGGACCGCGCCGGAAGAGAACCCAGGAACGGGAACCACCGCCACAGCGCCCAGAGACGCAGCAGAAGGAACAAAGGAGAGAGGAGCGGCAACGACCGCAGACGAAGAAAGAGCCATGAGAAAACCTCCAACACAGCAAAACAGGGCAAAAGCGCCCACAGGGAAACCACCACGGCAACCCAGGAGGGCGGCGGGAAACGGAGGAAGAAACCCGCCGACCACCAAGACAGCCAAGGCGAACGAAAAGAAACAAGGGGGGACCGGAAGCAGGAGGGGGTACCCCAACCCCCGCCACATCTTTTTTAAACATAAACAAAGAGTTATCTATAAATTTTTACAGTCTACCTAAACACCCCCTTATAGGAGGACATCTACATGAATAATAAAAGAAAATTAGAGTTAGCCAAGGAGCTATCAAAACGTAAGCAAATGGCTGAATACAAGTCTGATTTTCAGCTATTTTCTAAAGATCAAATTCGAATTATTACTAAAAACGCATCTCAAGGTTTTGTTCCCTTTGAGTTTAACGCAGCACAAACTGAAGTTAACCAACAAATCGAACAACAACTAAAAGCTACGGGGAAAGTAAGAGCTATTATTCTAAAAGCTCGCCAGCAAGGTATTAGTACCTATTGCGCGGCTAGAGTGTTTTGGAAAACGTTCTACACCCCGTACACTCGCTCAGTCGTTATGGCGCATGACAGTGCCACATCTGACGCGCTTTTCAACATGAGTCGAAATATTATCGATAACATGGAGAATCCACCTACCTTAAACAAGTCTAATGCCAAAGAAATCTTATTTGAACATAACAAAAGTGGTTACAGACTGTATACGGCTGGTGCGAAAGAAGCAGGGCGAGGAACTACACCGACCATTGCCCATCTTAGTGAGGTAGGGTTCTGGCAATTCGACGAACAAATTCTCGCAGGTTTATTTCAGGGTATTTCTCAAGAAGATGGCACTGAAGTTATCCTAGAAAGCACTGCAAATGGTGCCAGTGGGGAGTTCTATCGTCTATTTCAAGGCGCACTTGCAGGAGAAAATGAGTATATTCCTATTTTTCTCCCTTGGTTTATCACAGATGAGTACCGCAGGGAAGCCCCAGAGGGGTTTGAGTTAACGTTTGAAGAAGAAAAACTAAAAGAAGACCACGGTATAGACAATGATCAGCTTTATTGGCGGCGTTTAAAGATAGCAGAGAGCGGAGAACGTAAGTTTAAGCAAGAATATCCGGCGACCCCTGAAGAAGCCTTCCTAGTATCCGGGAATAGTGTATTTGATCAAGAAATTATTAGTAGTATTCTACCAATTGTGCCAGAATACGTAAGATCTTATGATGAAGACAGCAGTTACTTTGAGGATAACAGAGAAGGTCACTTAGAAATTTGGAATGCGCCAAACTTTAAAGATAAGTTTATTATTGGAGCTGATGTTGCGCTAGGTGTTGGCCAAGACTATAGCACTGCTGTAGTTTTTAACAAAGAGAGACAGATTTGTGCGTTATTCAGAGATAATTTTGTTGACCCTAGTAATTTTGGCGATATACTTTTCTATCTTGGGCGTTATTTTAATAATGCGCTTTTAGCAGTAGAAAGTAATTCGCTAGGTATTGCTACACTCAACCGATTAAAACAAATGAACTATGTAAATCTGTACTATCAAACTAAAGCATCTAGTCTTTTGTCGGATGAAGGTGGAAAACCTGGGTTTAGGACTACAGTTTCTACAAAACCTATGATTATAGGTAATCTAAAGAGAGCAATTGAAGACCATGACATATGGATTCCTTCAAAGACTATCTTGGGAGAACTAAGAACTTATGTTGCTGCTGATAATGGCTCGACTAATGCTTTGGCTGGGAACTATGACGATACAGTTATGGCCCTTGCGATTGCACTTGAAGCCTACCGTACTCACCAACACAGACTCACAGACGATACTGTCTCATGGAAAGAAAAAGTAGGCCAACTTCAGGAGGAAAATACTCAATGGCTATAGATGAAAAAAGAAGCTTTATGCCAGCGGTTAATTCTCTGAAGAATCTTAACCCTATTACTAGTCAAGAGATGGCAGAAGAATATCGTAGGCGTGGTTTAGAGACGCGTAGAAAAAATAAAGAAAAAAGAGAATTAGCAAAACAAACAATTATAGCCATGAAAGAACTAGGCGATGAAGCACCAGATGCTATGGCAGCGCTTAATTACGTCTTAGTTCAAGCAATGGAAGAGGGCGATACTGAACAAATTGTAAAGGTAGCTAGTATACTTGCAGAGTATCAAGCACCGAAGCTTTCGCGTCAAGACGTTACACAAACAACTATTGATGCGGCAGATCTAACAGACGAAGAACTTGAAGATGAGTTAAGTAGGCTTAATCTTCAATAACAGATCTACCGTTGTCCTCACCTAGTCGGGGCCGCTAGGGGTAGAGAAGGCCCATTTTTATGGAGGATAATATGGAAGATGTATTACTAGAAGCAGTACGTAAACATGCCGAAGGGCATATTGCAAAGCATAAAGCAAATGTAATGGTTTATTTGCAGAGTTCAACTGGTATTGGTGAACATTCTGATATCATTGAAGCTATCGAAGAAGAGCTTAATCAAATTGCTATGTATAAAGATCAACTAGATGTACTTGATGAATACTTCTAATGCAAAAAAGTTTACAACCCGAATCAAAGTACAATGAGTACGACATGGATGGGGACGGTGTTGTAACAGATGAAGAACTCGCTCACTTACGCGAGATTAAAGAAACAGAACACGCTATGCGTAAACAACGTGCGCAACGTAGAATGGCAACCGCTACTCTTACAGCTATGGGCGTATTTACTTTTCTTATGTTTATGCCATTTGTTTCTTTAGAAAGAATTAATGCACTATCAGATATAAGCAGTTTATTTTATATAAGTGGCGCGGGTATCGTAGGCGCGTATATGGGAGCATCTGCATGGATGACAAA